ATTTGGCTGTTGGACTTAATCGCGAAGGACTATGCCCCCCTAAAACAATAGTACAAAAGATATAATATAAAAAAACCCTAAAAACCCTCTAAAATTAACCTCTCACGAACATTGAGAGGTTTTTTTATGCAAATTAAAAAAGTACAAATACCGTAATTTACCGAAAGATTACCGAAAGATTTAAACCCCTTTTAAACGCTTATTTAAGCCATACCGAAAGAACTAACCCCGTTTAGGACAAATATAAGCTAAAACGCTCTATTTAGGAGGTTGTTTAAGCAAACTATACTATTATTTGCTATTATTTTAGTGCTTTAATACTGCTGGTTTTTGATACTACCTACTACCCCACATTTTTACACAAAAAACAGATTAGGTTTACAGTTAGGTTTACAGTTAGGTTTGCAAAAAACAACAAAAAACAAACTCAAAAAATAGTTAAACTACACAAAACACATAGTATAAATACAAAAAATGGCTTTATAAGTATTGTGAAACGACACTATTTTTATATCATAATATGATATAAGTGTTTGATTTTTAATATGTTAATTAATTTAATTTATTATTTAACCACTCATCTATCCACAGGCGTAGCGGGATGAATACTTTTATCTTGTAATCTTTCCTTTTCCTCTAATGCATTTATCTTAAATCTTAATAAATCATTATTTTCCTTTAATAATGAATAATCAGATTTTAATTTTTCAAAATCCTCTTTTAATTTTATATGATTTTCTAAATCTTGATTGTCAACAGTCGTGTCATCTTCGCTGAACCGCCAATCTTTAGTCATCTCACCTTTACCAATCATTATCCACTCAACAGATATATTATAGTAAAGACAAAAAATTGATATTAGTTCAGCCGATACATTAGTTCTTTTTTTCAATATTTCTGAAAAAGTACTTGGTTTTAAATCTAAAACCGCCGCTACTTTAGATTTATTATCTCCATTATCACTATAAATGATAAACTCTACCGCTTCTACAAACCTTGTATTTATTAGTTTTTTCATAATTAATGAAATTATTTTTCAATTATTTTGAATTTCATTTGTTTAATTCAATATTTCTGAATTATATTTGTCCCTGTAAAAGTACAATCAATAACAATGGACAAAACTAAACAAAAAAAATCGGTTTATAACGACACAATCATAAAAGGAATAATGGAGCGATATGGTTTCAAACGAAATTATGTTATTAAAGCTATTCGTGGCGACCGTGTTGGTAAAATTCCTATTCAAATGCAAGAGGAGTATAAAAAACTACTCCGTGAAACAAACCTCATTATTAACAAAAAACTTGACGAATTATGAAAACAACAAAAACCAAGTACCATCTCAATAGAGATTGCACGCACCTAGTAATCGAAAAGATATTTTATTTTTTTGGTTTTGAAATAGATAGACAATTAACCACTTTAATTTTTTGAAAATGATAAATACAGCAAACCCACTAGCCCAGCAAATGACTAAAAAATTAGAAGCTACCAAACATTTTTTTAAAGTAAATAATATTGAAAAGCCCACATTTAAACAACTACACCAAGTGGGATTGAATACTAGAGAAAGGAAACGGTATCGGTTGATGATGCGTTAGTTATTGTTAGTTGATATTCTTGTGCAAATGCTTTTAAAATATTCATTTTATGGTCATGATCTAAAATATTTGCAATAAATGAAACACTAAATTTAAGGTGAGAAAAGCCAGCTAAATCAGCAATTTTAATACTGGAACATTCAAATTCAAAAATTTCACAAAGCATTTCACATTTATCTATGATATCGGTACAATCGACAACGCCATTACCATAAATATCAACAAATTCAAACATTACACAAATTTCTTTTAAAGCCATATTACTATTTTTTACAGTTGAGAGCGTAAAGATAGTAAAAATCCCGCCACGGCTTGTGTGGTTTCGACACCACAGCGGGAACACACGAGCGCTAGCGAACTGGCGAAGCAAATAAAATTTCATTTAAACAATGTTTAAATTATGTACGAATACCACAATAACATCCTTTCAATTCCTGCTAAACTTCTTTATGAAGATTGGGGCTTGATGACGTATAAAACTTATTTATCAATGTGCTATCGTAAAAAACTCATACGCACCAAAGAAGGACGTGGAGCGGGAAACGAAGCCTTTGTAAGTTTCCACGATTTACCAATTGATATAAAAACTGTGTGCGTTCAAAAATTAGGTAACCCAAAAGAAGTCGTGGTTCGTAATCAATTAGAAAATTACATCCTACCCGATCCAAAGGCAATTCAATTTTTTGCAAGTCACCGCAAACCAAACGGCAAACCATTAGCAGAGGAAGACCAAAGAGAAAGAGCCACCAACGCAATGATTTTAAACGCCATTCAAATGGTGTTTAAAGATAAAGGTGTTATGGTTAAAATGTTTGGCAAAAAGAAAACTTTGATTTGGCAAAACATCAGCGAGGCAGTTAATGCAATCAACCCTAACAAGTGGACTTATTCACTACCCGGTAATGCTCGAAGCCTACAACGTAAATATGATAAATATTTGATTGAAGGCTACAAAACATTTATCCACGCAGGCGAAGGATTAGAAAACGCTCGTGTTATCAAAGGCGAAATTGCCGATTTTATCCTTGCCCAATATTGCCTACCTACCAAGTTAAGTATTCCAATGGTTTTGTGGCGATATAATGAAGTTGCAGAAAGCAAAGGATGGAGTGAAATTACAGAACAAGCCATTCATAACTTTTTAAATGAACCCGAAAGGATGCGTATTTGGACACTGGCACGCCACGGCAAAGAAGCCTACGACCGCAAATACAAACATACACTTACCCGTAACAAATCGGACTGGTTTCCAAATAGCTTCTGGGCGATTGACGGCACAAAACTGGACTGGATACACTATTGGGACGACAGCGACAATAAAATGGGTGCAAAACTTAAAATTGATGTAATGTTTGACGTGTATTCCGAAAAAGTAATCGGTTGGAGTTTGAGTTTTTCAGAAAGCCATATCGACCACTTTAAAGCAATAAAAATGGCGGTTAATGAATCACAATGTCGCCCTTATTATTTGACTTATGACCATCAATCTGGGCATCAAATGGATAGAATGCAGGAGTTATACGATAGCTTGGTGGCAGTTGAAGGCGGAACGCACTTTGCAAATAAGGTAAAAAGTCATAACAACCCTGCAGAACAATTATTCAATCGTCTGCAACAACAGGTTATCAATAAATTTTGGTTTTCAGATGGGCAAAGTATCAAAGTACGCCGAAATGATAACCGAATGAATGAGGACTTTATTTTAGAAAACAAACACCTTCTAAAAACTACGGACGATTTATACCAAGCGTGGGAAACGGTTGTAAATCTTTGGAACAAAGCCAAACACCCAAAATTTAACGCCACACGTAACGAAGTATATCTTCACGAAATGCCACAAAAAGAAACCTTATCGCTTTTTGACATTATGGACAAAATGTGGGTACAGGAAGTTAAAAAACCAATTCAATACAAAGCACACGGACTTGATATGTGGCTTTCAGACAAAAAATATCAGTTTGAAGTACTCGACCAAAACGGAGATATTGACCTTGAATTTAGACGCAAAAATGTAGGCAACAAATTTATAGTGCGATATGATCCCGATTTCTTGGACGGCTACGTTCAACTTTGCCAAAAAGACCAAAACGGAAATATTATACTCGTAGCACACGCAGAACCAAAACGAGAGCATCAAAACATCCCAGTATTAATGAAAGACGGCGACAAGGAACAATGGGCCAAAGATTATGCGGTTCGTGATGCAGAATATAACAGGGATTTTGAAGATTATCAAAAATTAATGCAACGTGCGGGTATTACGCCACAAACTGAAATAGACGACCAAGATTTAATGATAAAATTCAAAGGTAATCTACCAAAACAGCAACGTAGCAAAGTAGAATCAGAAGAAAACATATTTAACCATATTTAAAACAACAAACCCAATGACAACGACTCAAAAACAAGCAATAGTAAACGAAATAAGACTACTTTCAGAGAAAGAATCACAATCTAAAGTAGCCAAAAAAGCGGATGTTTCTACAGCAACCATAAGTCAAATGTTAAACCATAACTGGGATTTGATTAAAGACGAAATGTGGCAACGTGTAAAAATTAACCTTCGTATTGAATTGGAGTGGCAAACGGCTGATACAACCAACTTTCGTGAACTTTCAAAACTGTTAAATAAGGTGCAATCTCGTGGAATGAGCATTTGTATAGTTCACAATGCAGGAACTGGCAAAAGCCACACCTACAAATTGTATGAGCGAACTTATGAGAATGTAATTTACATCGAATGTAAAAACTACTGGACTAAAAAAAGCTATGTAAAACAACTTCTTACAGCCTGTGGATTAGATGCCTTTGGAACGGTTGAAGATATGATTGAAAAATTCATAAAACACGTTAAAGGACTGGTTAAACCAATAATCATAATCGACCAGTTCGACAAACTTAAAGAACCGTCAATGGATTTGTTTATGGACTTTTATAATGACTTGGATAAACATTGCGGTTTTGTTTTGAGTGGAGTTCCTGCGCTAAAGAAACGAATTGAACGTGGATGTCAAAACGAAAAAATCGGGTATGATGAATTAAAATCCCGCATTGGTAAAAAATACATTCCACTTTATCCAATAAAAGAAAAAGATGTACAAGCGGTTTGTGAAGCCAACGGCGTAACCGATGAGCAATTCATAAACGAGGCGTTCAACACTTGCGAGGGCGATTTAAGACGTGTACGCCGTAGCATCGACCAGTATTTCTTAATGCAAAATAATTAAATGTAATGGAGTTGAAAATAAAAAAGGCATTAAGCTATGCCGATATTAACAAAGTTACTTTCAAATCCATAAAAATAGATAATGACTGGAAACCACATCTTGGAGAGCCTCAATTAGGAAATAGCCATTGGCTTATTTACGGAAAGCCCGGGCAAGGAAAAACGAGTTATGCTCTACAAGTGGTAAAACAATTGTGTGCCAATGGGCAAAAAGTACATTACAACACACTGGAAGAAGGTACAAAGAAATCGTTTAAAATGGCTCTAAATAGAAACAATATGAAATCGGCAAACGGTTTTAACTATCAAAAAGAATCATTGGCGGAACTTAAAGAGCGATTAAAAAGGAAAAGACAACCAAAAATAATAGTAATCGACTCCGTTCAATATTTTTTTAGAGGCCTACAAGAGAAGCATTATTTTGAATTTATAGAGCAATTTGAGAATACAACTTTTATATGGATTAGCGGTGCAGATGGTAAAAAGCCCCGTGGCAAAGTAGCCGAAGCAATAGAATATGATGCCGATATAATAGTAAGTATTGAAAACTATATGGCGACCATTGAAAAAAACAGATTTGAGGCTTACGAACCACGAGTTATTTGGGAACAAGGCTACAACGACAAACAAATAAAATTATTACAAAAAGGTTAGGCTATGAAAAAAGTATCAACAAAAAATCAAATTATGGATTACCTGCAGTGGTCATCCGATGAGTACGAGGATAGAGTGTTTTTATCCATTTTTAACTGGTGCCAACAATACGGAGGTTATCCAAGTGTAGTACAGCAACTTTTGGCAAACGCACAAATCAATCGTTGGTTTATGATGGAATACCAAAAATGCGAATTACAGTTTTTAAAAATTGTCGGGATAGTTCCTATAAATCACACCGAACAATTACGAGGACATTACAAAGCGTGTACTTCTCAAGTTATGGCAGTCTTTCCAAAACCTTTAATTGACAGTATCAAACGCAATAGAGAATTTTCAAACCGATTAGTAACCAATTTACCTGTTTATTATGCCAACTAAACAACAACTCGTAAACAAAATAGCCGAACTGGAGCAATGGCTTACAGATAATCATTCAGAACATATTGCACGACCTCAAATTGAGTGCGATTTAAGAAAGGCAAAGCAAGAACTGGAGCAGTTAGATAACTGGCCAATTGAAAGAGATACATTCGATATTCGGGAAAATCAATTTTACAAAGGCAAATGAGAAAGTTTATACCAACCAAGCGACTTGTAGAATTAGGATTGGTTTTACAATACGATACCGAACTTCAAGAGGTTTCCAAAGATGCCGTTTTGACAGATACACAAAGATTTTGGATAAACCAAGAACGAGGCAAAATAATGAGTGGCGATGATGATTATTTACAATATGCAACATTAGAAAAATTGATTGAAAAGATTTTGCTTGGAATACGAAAGCAAAATTGGAAACCTAAAACAGAGATACAATATGACTAAAAAAGAACACAGACGGCGTTATAGGTTGCATTCTAAAGTTAGATTAATTGTAAATCTATTGCCACGCCAAAGAACAATAAGCGTGCCTTATGGTTATGAAACTTCAAACAAATACATACTGGAATTAATTAACCGCTTCCATTATAATTTCCAGTTTCATATACCAATACCAAACATCAACGAGATTGAAGTAAACGAACCCGAATTAGTAACAAATAAAAATTAAAAAATGAATACAGAATCCCAAAAAGTAGATTTATCACAAATGAACGATGCCGAATTTGAAGCCGAAATGCAACGCCGAAATTTGGCAAAAGTAGAACAACAGGAAAAACTAAAAAAAGATTACGAAAGCCTAAAAACAGGAGTTGTAATTGATTTGTGCAAAGGTGCAACCGAAATAAACGAAACGCTTAAAATTTTCAAACAAAAAGCGTTTTCAGATATGCAAACCGTTTATGAAATGCTTAAGGAATATAGCAACCGTCACAAAGATGGCAAAGGTAACTTTCAACTGGAACACGAAAATTTCAGAGTGAGTTACAAACGCCAAGGCAAACCGCACTTTGATGAGCGAAGCCACCAAGCCGAAAAGCACATCATTGATTTTGTAAATACAAAATTTGAAAACGATGTGGACACAAAGGATTTGGTTATGTCGCTTTTAGAACGTAAAAAAGGCGAATTGGATATAAACCTTGTGCAAAAGTTATACGCCATGGAAAACCGCTTCCAATACGAAAATTGGAAACGTGGAATTGAACTTTTAAAAGAAAGTTATTCTTATTCACATTCAAAAGACTACATCGGATTTGAAACCAAAAACGAAAAAGGCGAATGGCAAACTATTAATCTTCAATTTTCAAATATTTAACAACAAATCCTAACAGGTTTTTTTTAACCTGTTAGGTATTAAAAAAAAATAACAGATGAACACAATAATAGGAATTAGAACTAAAAAAAAACCAGTTTATTATGAATTAATCAGTCCCGAGGTTGCAAAAACAATTTTACAAAACAACTCTGGAAATCGTAATATTTCAAATGCAAAATTAATGGAATATTATAACCAAATGATACAAGGTAAGTACAAAGAAGGTACTGCAGAACCTTTAAAAATATCAAATAAAGGTAGATTATTAGACGGTCAACATCGATTAACAGCATTAATTAAGGCTAACATGACTATTGAGTTTTTAGTAGCCAGAGATTTAGACGAGTCTATATTTGATGTGTTAGATACAGGAAAAAGTCGTGGAGCAGCTGATGTATTAAGTATGGCAAATGTTCCTAATTCAACAACCATAAGTTCAATTTTAAAATTATTTTATAATACTAAAAATCAAAATAATGAACGTTATAAATTAACCAATCCTGAGGTTTTAGAACTCTATAAAAAAAATGAACAAAAACATGATGAAATAGCTGTTTTATCTATTCGATTATACAAATCGGGTAAGTTATTCAACGTTTCTTTAATAGGTGGATTACTTCTTTTATTTATGGAAAAAAATGAACATGAGGCAAAAAGTTTTTTTGAGCAATTATGTCGAGTTAAGCCTGTTCAAAATAATACTGTTGAAGTTCTATATCAATTATTTGTAAAAGATGCTTTATCGAAATCAAAAATCCCTGTACATATCAAAATTAAAATTATTATAAAAGCGTGGAACGCCTTTAGAGCGGGTAAAGAATTGAAAATAATAAAATATATTGAATCGGAAGGATTTCCAATTGTTATGTAACTTATGACAGCAACTAAAGTAAAACCAACAGAAACTATAGGCGATGACTTACCTATTTTAACTTTTCAAGTTAATAGAATAATGAAAAACTGCCAGTACCAAGTTGATATAAAAAACGAGTGGGTACAATGGGTTACTGCAGATGTGAACCGCACGAGTTTAAAGTCAATTACTCAAGCCGAAGCTAAAAAAGTAATAATGGCACAGGAAGGCTCAACATTCGTAAATCAACCTGTAGAAAACTGGGGCAAATTCAGTAAATCGCATCCGCTTTATAGTACGCATCAATACATTTTTTCATTGTGCATTACAAAGGAATGGAGCATCCCAAACGATAAACACGGAGTCGTTATTGACACCTACAAACTAAGTGATTTTTTAAAGTCCAAATTTTCGCCAGTCAAAAAGCCTTTAATGGATATGACGCACGATGAACTTGAAAAATTGATTGTGGCATTGGGAGGCGTGGTGCAACATCATTGGACTAAAAAATGAGAGGGCAACGAACAAACTATATAATTGTTGACGATATGGATACTGAAAATCCTTTACCAAGAAAGCCCTGCAAACACAATCCAAGATTAAAATGTGAGTGGCCTATATACTGCGAAAATTATAAATGTGATCTTGCCGATATAACACCCGAAAACTGCGACCACAAAGACAAATCAATAGTTGTTATTGAAGTAGTTGTAAACTGTGAAAAAACCGCCTTACAATGCGACTATTGTGGCAAAATATTAACCGAACCTAAAACAGACTGCAGATGAAAGAATTATTAATAACGTGCATTATTTTTTACTTCCAACTTGGAGATAAAAAGAAATCAAAATCACGACAGGCAGTCCAATTTATACTCACTTATATCGGAATTTTAATCGGAACTATAATCTCTAAAAAATATTTTAAATGAGTAGTGAAATAATAAAAACAGCCGAAATCCCACACGATGAACTTGTTTATATTTATGAACAAAGGTGTGTGGAACTCAAACGAGAATATGACGACAACCTATGGTTAAAATCCGAAAATAAAAGATTGCAATTTGAGTTAGACGCAATAAAAAGAAATGTAAAAAAAGCAATAGAATGAAAGTAAATCTAAAACTTACCTACGACCAAATTTCTGCGGTTTCAAAAATCACTCACCAAGTTTACGATTTAAAACCAACGGTTAATACCAACGAAAAGGAGATGCGAAGTATCGCCTATGATATTGCCGATAAGTTTATGAATAAATACAAATCAATCATAAAAAAAGGCGATGCCTTCGATAAAAAGAAAACCTATAAAATGGCTCTAAAATTCAATGAGGCTAAAGGTTTGTATCGCATCATATTTGACTTATTAGGAACTGTGAACGATGTTTACTATCGTGCCATTTTAGACCGATTAAAAAATGAAATCGAACCACAAATACTTTAACAAATGAACATTCAAACAAAAGAAAAGATTGCTAAGATTTACGAGCTCGTAAAAAGAGGTTCAACAGATGGCGAAAAACAGGCCGCCGAAATAGCACTAAATAAGTTATTAAAAAAGTTCAATCTAACCGATGAGTTTTTGGCAACTATCCACTTGACACAATATGAATTTAAGTACGCCACGCAATTGGATCAAGATTTATTTATTCAATTATATATCTACTTTTTTAAAGATAAAGAATTTAATATTTCAAAATCTACTTTAGGACGTAAAAGTCTTTTTGTTAATCTTGAATATTTAGATTATATATTGTTTTCTACGGCTTACGAATATTTCAAAAAACACATGAATGCCGAATTTAGAAAATTTTGTCTTCCGTTAATAGCAAAGTGTAGAACCACAAAAACTAAAAACAAACGTAGAGCCGAACTACAAAAAACATTTTTTTCGCAATATGTAATGAAATCTAAAATTTATCACGAAAACCAAATTGAAAAAATAGACCTCTCCAAATTGAGTGATAAACAATACAATGACCGCAAAAGATTGTCGGAGATTGAAGGTGGTAAATATCATACACAGGTTACAACAGGACTTTATTTAGAGTAAAATGGAATTATTAAAGACATACACAGTCAAGGTCGGAAACGGCGACATTTGGCAGTTTAAATACAATTTAAACGGTGTTTTAGTTTTCTTTAATGTGATGGAGGGCGACCTCTCCGAAAAGCAAGAACAATTTTTGTATGTACAAGGTAAGTTCCCGTGGAAAGAAACCCAAATAAAAGAATGGTCAAAACTTTATAAAACTATAAAGGTTGAGATTGGCGATCGGGATTTATCTTTTAATGCCTTTTGGAAAACGTATCCTTACAATCCATTATCTAAAAAGAAAATTGCACAGGACAGATACGAGAAATTAAAGGAACAAGAAAAAATTAAAATCCTTTCCAAAATTTCAGAGTATGTAAAACTAAAAAATCAACAAAACAGTAACTTTCCTTATGCGGAGGTTTTCATTAACCAACGTTGGTGGGACAATTAAAAACAACGATTATGGCAAAACTAATTTTTAAAACAAAGAACCCAAAAAAAGGATACATCAATCATGAATCTTTTATGACACATGAGACTACAAATTTTATAGACAAGCTACCACCAAATGAGACTCAAGAAATGGCTCACAAAATTGTTTCAGAAACAATGCGGGAACTCATTAAGAAACTCAAAGAACTTGGATATGATGAAACAAGAGTAGGCTTTTTTATTCACTATGAAAATATATAATTATGGCAAAACAATTTTTAAGAGTAGCAAAAACGAACGCTTCAAAAAACAAAGTTCAACTCCTGGTCATTAAACATTTTGAGTTGATAGATAAAACCCTTTATTCTAACTTAAATGAAGCCGTTAATATGGTAAAGCAAAGTTTTGAAAATGCTTTAATAGAATACACAGGAAACGCAAAAATACCTGAATTAAAGAGGTTTGATACAGATAAAAATACATTAGCTTACTTCCTAGAAGATTTAATTTATATTGACATTCACACCGTTTTAAACGATTTTACACAATAATTATGATACTACCTTTTAGCACAAAAATCAACGGCAAGGAAAGCTACTTTGTTGAAAAAATTATAAAAGGGTTGTATAATAATAGTTTAATCTCAAGAGATAAAGCAATTGAATTATTAAGCCCACAGATACTATCTAAAATTATACCTAAAAAGCATCAAAGTGATTATATAAAAAAAGCAGTTATTTATAGCATCCAATTTGATAAAACAATAGAACATAAACCCAAAATACACACCATTCGGGAAGATAAAAAGAACCGTTGGAAGGTTGGTACTAAAATTGATTTTTTCATTAATGCACGTCAAAAAAATATGTTTCGGTTCGTTCCAGTTCTACCAGTGGTCAGTACACAAGAGTTCGAGATAAACTGGCACTCATCTAACGAGAAACTTTTTGTGAGGGTCTATATTGATGGCGAAAGTTTTGCACGGATTGATTTTGACAAAGAACTGTATGTATCTGGGCAAATGCTACACCTTGCCAATAACGATGGCTTTGATACAATAGAAGCATTTTTTGATTATTTCAACAAAGACTATAAAGGCAAAATCATTCATTGGACGAACTTTAAGTATTGAAAGTTAATTTTAAGCTAAAATTTTAATATTGCTGTCGTGAACCAAAACTACAAGCTAACATTGCTCAACAAAAACAATAACCATGACATTTATTCAAGTTTTACAAAGCGAATTTTATTATTTAGTAGAAGCAATTGAGCACGGTTGTTCAGATGTAGAAGTAATCAAAAATTTGATTACTGAATTAAAAGCAAAAACAGGGTATCAATATGAATTATAAATAAAACAATGTTTAAATACTGCAAAAAATGTTTAAGGATGTGTTTATTCAAAAATGGTAAATGCACAATTTGTAAAAGGTAACCGCTCCAAGTGAGCGGTTTTTTTTGCGGTAAAAATCGAGTTGCATGACGTTTTTTTATGGTTTAATTTTGTAAAAAAAATAATCATGGATATAACAGAATTTTTCAATCAGTTAGATGATACAGCTCGCTCTAAAGAAATTGAGCAAAAAGCAAAAGAAGCAAAATCAAGAAGTGCTACCGAAATGGCTATAAATTTTGCAAACAAACTTTCAGAATTTGTAAAACCCTATGAATTAGAATTTGAAAAAAGAAACTGGAAGTGCGAAAAAAGAACGGGTAATTTACCTTATTGGTCACTTGATACTTTGGATCTAGAAAGAGCAACTGAAACACTACATAATTTATTTAGCCATTTAGTATAAACCAAAAACCACGTCCGAAAACGTGGTTTTTTTATACGGTAAAAATCGACTTGCACGGAATTATTTAAAGCAATAATTTTGGCACTATGGCAAATCGTAGAACTCAAGGGCAACAGCGTAACAAACTCCTACGCTACCGTGCTATATTAGAAACGTACTTACAGCATAAAACGGATGATATTCCGTTTGCAGTTGTTTGGCGTAAATATGTGTACCCAGTTCACTTTATTAGCATTGGTACTTTACGCAATATTATAGACACACCTATCAACAAACAACTAAAAGAAATTGACAATCAAACCTCGCTTTTTGATTAAACGTTTGTTGCCTCTACATAATAGGTTATAAAATATTCCTGCACACCATCGTCCCGAACACTTCTTTTTAAATCGTTGCGTAACATTCTACTACAATTCACATCGGGAGCAAATCCGTGTATTTTTTCATGTATTTTTTGTGCCAAATCCCAAATTAACCAAGCTTGGTCTTTTTGGGTTTGTGGGGCTTGCATACTGGTATTGGTTAATTTTAAGTTTGCTAATGTTAGTTTTACGGTTGCCTTTCCTAACTGTCTGTTTTGTGGAATGGCGTTTCTGTCAATGCCTAAATTAGAATAATTAACATCACTAATATCAATCAAACAACACGGCCATTTAACAGGCGGTTGGTACATGTTCAGTTGTCCCCAGTCTTCATCAATATATTTTAGTTCGGGTACTTCAGATAGCTTGTTTTGGATATTTTGTAAAACTTGTTTCATGGTTTAATGTTTTTTTTAAAATCTTCAATTAATTTTTTTGCGTTTCGGTTTACAATTACCTCTATTGCTTTTCTCAATTGTGGATGGTCGCCTATGAATTGTCGTTGTGGCATCTTAATATTTACACTTCGAGTGAAAGCCTTAATCTTTTGCTCTTTTCCTTTTACCGTTCTACTAAATGACCGCACGTTTTGAGTGGCTTTAATTGTGCCACCCTCATTATGTATTTTGGCATACGGCACATCAAAACTCCAAACAATAGTATTTCCGTTCCTTTTAGGTGTTTTTACACCACGTCTTAATCTACCAACACCCATTAAAATAGCCCGCCCATTAGAGCCGTTTTTACGCTCTTTCCATTTTGTACCAAAAAAACCTTGTTGTTCAAAATTTCTGTCAAACAACTCGGTTGCTTTTACTTCAATATCCTTTAAAGTTTTGTCCGTAAATTGTTGAAAATTCATATTACTTTATTTTGTCAATTGATTAACAACCGCCTTTGCTCCGATTACTTTACTATACGGATGGTTTGGCGGAAATATTACTTTGTCCTTTCCTGGATTAAATCTAAAAATTGCAAGTCGATTTATACCATCTTTACCTATTTGAGTAGTTGCTATATCTCCTTTTTCAATTGCTTTCTTGCTATCCGATTTTGGGTAATCCTCTGCCAAAACTTCAACCACAGTACAACGACATGGGCCAAATCCATTTGGCGGACAATAACTATCCCAAAACGGATCTGATTTTGGTAGTGTTGTATCTCGTAAAGCGTTATGACTTGCTCTAACTTTCTCATCACCTGCAGTACGATATTGCAAATTATAATCTGGTGAGTCTGAAAAATTATTCCATTTTTCTGCCATTTGTGCCGATGAGACCGCAAAGCCATATTCGGCATCTAAATACCTTTCATTATAAGTTTCATTAATTTTCAAAAAATCTTTTTTAAAAACTGCCAAAGGTTTTATTTTTTTATCGGCATCTAACAGCAACCTCGAGGCTTCCAAAAGTTGGGCGTGGGTTTTAAGTCCAGAAAACAAAAAAACATCATTTTGCAAGTTTTTTAACAACGCACCATCAACTACATTGTCAACTATCGTTTTATCAAAAACGGCATTTGTTTCATTGATTAAATTTTGATATTCCAAAGTGTTTTTTAAATCCTTTGGATGGTACTTTCCGTTTTCGTGCAACTTTTTAAACGCCTTTTCGGCAACCTTTAAAAGGTTTTTAAATCCTTTTGAAATAGATAAATTTAAAACCTCTTTTTGCGTTTTACAATCGGCACAATTGCAGTCATAAATAAAATTTAATCTATTGTGTAACGCCCCAAAATATTCAGGGCTTATGCGAAAAAATCGCCGTCCAAGTCTAATTTTTGAGTACCTGGTGTAGGTTGTGTTTTTTCTACAACTTCAAGACCGAATTTTTTAAGAATATAATCGGGCGTTATTGCATAGTTCCCAGTTCCCAAAAAGCCAATGGCACGCTCATATAATTGTTGTGTGTCTTCTTGCGGATCAAACTCATAATTTAGTTCGCCAGTTAGAAAACCAATATTAATAAGTCCGGGTATTATGGTGTCGTTCCAGTATTGCTCTGCTTGCTCCATATCCGATTGTACCAACTGCCAAAGCATATCCTGTGAACTTTGTTCTTTGCCCTTACTTCCGTTTTTAGTATCTTGACCGATAACCGCACCCGAAATTAACATAGAAATTTCATTGTTACAAAGCCCAATTAAGTTATTGTAAACATCGCCATTGGTTGCCACTCCTTTTGCCCACTCAAAGTTTTCTGTACTGTCGATAATAAACCAAGCGGCACTACCCATGTCACGCATCATTTGTTCCCCACGGCGTAGCATTGTTCCGTCCTGTGTATTGGTTTTCAAAACACGTGGCGGAATGCCGTATATTTCGCAAAGTTCACTCCAACAGGATTGAGCAAAACGTTTGAATAAAACGTGGCTCACGGCTTTGTTTAGCAATCCCAATTCATTAGAATTAAACTCTAAAATCCACGTTCCAAATTCGGGCATTTCACGATAAGCCGTTGTTTTGTCTTGCGTGTAATCTTTATAAAACAATCCTTTTTGAGGCACAACGTTGGTTCTTGGCAAAGTAGTAACAACAGGCACTAATTCGCCTTTTGTATTGGCTTCTAAACGCAATTCAACCAACGAATAGCCATAATACAAACTGTCTAAAATTGCCATTGTTAATTGGCGAAAAATAGGGCTGTTTTTTAGTTTAGTTGTTTGCTCCTCATCAACCTCTCCGTTTGGTTTTTTAAGCGAAAAACTCGATGTAAATAATTGCTGTTTTCGATTTTGAATTTGTGAAGTCAAAAGGGCATCGTTGCTTATTTCGTCAAAAAGCAACTGCAATTTATAATTTTTTGCATCTTCACTTTGAGCCATTCGGAGTGCCGTGTTCCAACTTTGTATGTCTTGACGGGTTCTACTTACTGCCTTACTATCATAAGGTAAAAAACGCTTTGTAGTATCGGCTTTTTTAGATTGTATGGCAAGGTTCTTTTTTTGATTATTACGCATAATTATTCGTGATTAAATTTTGTACGACTTCCAAAACGGAAAGGTTGTTTTTGAGTTGCTGGGTCGGTGTCGCTATCTACCAAAACAGGAAGATTAAGAGTAACCGTTCCTTTTGATATTCTACCCAGATAATCAATTGCCCGGTCGTAGCGTTCTTTGATATGCTCGTAGATTATATCGGGATTAGACAATTGGCAAACATACCATACGGCAACTGTTTTAACGTGTTGCATTATGAGTGCATTTCTGTTTTCTCCTTGTGCCGAAAAAATCAAATCCACATCATAACGTGGTCGCCCATCCTGCCATTGTTTTAAATTGTTTGAAGTCAAATAACTTTTAACTTCTTGCTCAGCTGTGGCAATCGCAGTTAATGCAATATCATTGTTTTGCTCTGTAATTTGAGTTAATTGATAGTCATAAATGACTGAATTAAGTTCTTGAACGGTAATAAACATAATTATTTATTTAAGGGTTAAAACCTGTGGCTTGTTCGACTACCAAAGGAATATTGATTTTTTGAAATATGGGTTGCAACGTTCACAACCGAAAAACCGCCATGTGTTGCATCGGGCCCATCATCGTGCGCTTGACTTCCTTTTTCAAATGCAAGGAACTGGTCGATTAATATTTGCATATCATTTTCTATAAAATCGGGCAACTCATCGGAATTAAAAAAAACATTCATTCTTTCAAAGTGTCCACATAAACTTTCAACACGGTCGTATTTATCGGCTTTACTTCTTTTGTCTGCCGTTACTGGAATATAGTATCCTCGTTTTTCGCCTTCGGCATCAAAATCAGAAACAAACTCATCCATGGCAAAAAGTCCCTCAATTAAATAACGAATATTGAAATTTTGAAACCCGAAAGTTTCGTAAACATCATATAACCATTTAGCGGCATGGGCACGGCTTTTACGTTGCAGATAGCCCAGTATTATATGAAACTCTTTTCCAATTTTACCAACCAAAACAAGGGCTTTATAATCGGCATTTGCCTTATAACTTAAATCCCCATAAAAACATAAAGCGTCATACTGCTTTAATCCTTTATGAACATTCATTTTTTTGTGTTGGATATTTTCGTATTTGAAAATTGCCCCGTCTTCGATATGAACGTGCATATACTCTCGCATAAAAGAGCGATACGGCATTGCATTAAATTTATTTCGCCAATAATCGGAACTTGTTTTTTCAGGCCACTCGGGTTTAAAATCTTTCGTGTCTTTGACGGCACAAACCGTTAGCACCTCAAATTTAATATCGTGGAATTCGCCAGTTTCATTTTGCTTTTTAATGACTTCTTTAAAATAAATTTTAAGGCGGTTCGTGATACTGTTTTTATTGAAATTGTTGTTGGCATAAACAAAACGCTCGGTGGCATCGTCATCAGAATCAAAACAACCCCAAACGTCCTCGGTTATAAAATCGATGGCTTCCCGCATCATTCTATCATTGTTCACGTGGCGTTTGTCATCCACATCATCCACAGCAATATAATCTGGTCGTTCAGATTGTTCCCTTGCTCCACGTGGGTTTTGTCCAAATCCTAAAGACATAAACTTTACGCCATCGGTCGTTACAAAGTCGCCATCTGCCCAGTTGCCGTGTTGGAACTTTTCGCCATAATCATTTTTTAAACGGTTATTAAATTGTAATTGCCCTTGAATTCCAGACAATAATCGTTTTGCTTTTGGATCCGTTTCACCAATCAAAAGCATAAATTTTAAATCAGATTTTGCCAAATACAAAAACAAAGGAATTCCCATATCAATATGAACCGACTTCCCTGCAGAACGAAACATTTCGCCCAAAAATCGAAGTCGTTTATTATTGATAATAGTGTCCGCCATTGCTGTATGAAACCAACCGCATTTCTTTTTGGCATAATTTGGAAAGTAATATTCAAACCATTTCACATAACTTTTTTCAAGTTCTTTTATTCTATCGGCTTTTTGTTTTGCCGTTTCGTGAATATCAATAGACGTGGCTTGAGCAATACGCAAACAATGTTTATCGTAATCCTGTAAAAGTTTTAAATATTTATTATTGGTACTCATTAGTTTTCAAGACTTATCCTGTGTTGTAAAAATTGTTTGTGAAACGGGGTGCATTTGGTGGCAAAATCCGCATCAATTTGAGATATGAATAAATCCAAATCTTTAAGGATTTTATGCACCACAATAGGATCGGAATTTTTATCGCATTTATCCAATGCCGACATTAGTTTAGAGATACCATCGGCGGGAAGTTTTGGAGTGCCTCCACTGGTTACGTTTAACAGTTCCTGTTGTAGTAACTGTTTTATTTTGGTTGGCGATGCGTGAAAATTATATCGTTTCTCATCCCAATCATGTTTTTTTGCCCACTCTCCAATTGTAGCCGGGCGAACGCCGTACAATTCCGAAACTTCTGCATTTGTTGCCTCAAAGTTTTCTATATAATAAGCCTCCGCTTTTTGCCGAGTTGCATCTTTTGACCTTGCCATTTCTATGATTTTATATAGCAAAAGTCAATCTATTATATGAGTTTCAAAAAATACCAACTAGCGTTTGGTAGCATCAATTAAAACATTGATTGAAAGTGTTTAAGGATTGAACACTTATTTTTTTTAGACAAAAAATCGCCTAAAATTTGCCCTATCAAAATGAAAAAATAGTAAATCAAGTTATGCCAAAACCTTTTGTTTTTAACGACCAAAACCAAACCAATAGTTATGGATTTAGAATCCTTACTGCAGGTATTAGTTTAAAGCGATTTAATAAGAACCCAATGATGTTAAACCAACATTGGAACTCTACGGAATCGGTACTGGGTAAATGGACAAACATTAGAGTCGAAAACGATTTGCTTTTAGGAGAGCCAGTTTTTGACATTGAAGATGCGGACGCATTAAAAGTGTCGGGAAAAGTAGAGCGTGAATTTATTAACTCGTGTTCGATGGGCATCACTTTTAATCGTGATGACCTAAAAATTATCGGTACTGAACTGGTAATGGAAAAATGCGAAATATATGAGTGCTCCATTGTTGCCGTACCATCAAATGCCAATTCAATACGCCTTTATACTGAAAGTGGAACGCTTCTAAAAGATGACGAAGTAAAACAACTGTGTTTATCGTTACAACCCGAAGTTTTGGAAAATCAAGAATTACAACTTAATCCAATTAATATGAAAAAAATCTTGTTATCAGTTACCTCACTTTTGGCACTAAAATTTGATAAGTCAACTCCCGAAGTGGATGTCGAAAAAGTCGAAGCGGCTATTTTGACTTTGTCAAATGAAAACGCAACACTAAAAGCTAAAGTGTTGGCACTTGAAGCCGAAAAGGATTCGGCACAGGAAACGGAAATTACCGAAATGGTAAACCTTGCTATTACGGAGGGCAGAATTCCTGCCACCAAAAAAGAAGATTTTGTAAACCTTGCTAAAGCCAACTTTGACCTTGCAAAAACTACAATTGAGGCAATCCCTGTGAAAAGAACACTTTCTAACAATGTAAGCAATCCAACGGGTTCTACAGAAATGACAAAAGAGGCTTTTCAAAAATTAAGCCACACAGCACAATTGGAATTCAAAAACAATAATGCTGATGAGTACATAAAATTGTTTAACGTAAAATAAAAATAGATGCCACAAAACATGCCAGAGGTTTGGTTGGATAGAGTTATTAATAACTTGACTACGGCAGACCAAGCCCCATTCCTTGACGGAATTGCCGAAATGGATGTAGATGTTTCTCAAATGGGCGAAGGTACCATTACAGAGAGTAACATTATCCACGTGCCAACGAGTGAATTTGCACCCGATATTTTGATTAATAACTCAACTTATCCTATTGCTTTACAAGCATACACGGACGATGCGGTTACTATTCAATTGGATAAATTCCAAACCAAAGTGGTAACACTTACTGACGACCAAGTTATGGGTGCGTCTTATGACAGAATCGACAATGCTACTCGTAAAACAGTGCAAAAATTGACTTCTGAAAAATTCTCAAAAGCAATCCACGCTATTGCTCCGACTGAAAATACTGCCAAAACTCCTGTTATTACAGCAACTGGTGGCGGAGGTGCAACTCCATTAACCGATCCAACTGGACGTTTGCGTTTGGTTTACGAAGATTTGGTGGCTTTGAAAGGTCGCTTTGATAAAATCAAAGGTTGTCCGGTTGTGGGGAGACGTATTGTATTATGTGTTGACCACTACAACGATTTGTTGTTAGATAGAAAAAACTTTGGTGACCAATTGGTAAATTATAAAGCGGGTACAACTGCTCCAATAATTGCAGGGTTCGAGATTTTCCAATACGAAAATATGCCCGCTTATGCAGCAGGCGTAAAAAAAGCATTCGGAACTATTCCAGTTGCTACGGACAAAACGGCATCAGTTGCTTTCTTGGTAGATAACATTGCGAAAAAAACAGGAAATACCAAACAGTATTTTACTGCCGCAAAAGATAACCCAACAACGCAAACAAATCAATTGGCTTACCGTCACTACTTTATTGCAGTGCCATTCCAAGCCACTATGATTGGAGCAATTTTATAGTAATCAAATGGCTCTCATCAACAAATGAGAGCCATTTAATAAAATCATTCAAATGGAACAATTTGTATATCCAACCTTAACCGCATTTTTCGCCGCATTAATTACTTGGCTTTTTTCAAGACGCAAAACACTTGCCGAAGATAGAGCCGCCGAACTTGACAATGCCGTTTCAGCTGTAAAATATTATCGTGATTTATTAGACGATATGGCTGTTAGATTAACTGCCGCCACAGAAACCATTAAAACAATGGAGGCACAACACAGGGAATTAATGTTGGTAAATCAGCAGTTAGTGGATGAGTTGCAAAAGTTCAAACAATTAAACGGAAAAGCACATGACACCACTAACCGATAAAGCCTTAAAAATAGCCCAAAGCCAAATAGGCAAACAAGAACTTCCAAAGGGAAGCAACGCAGGAACTGACGTTGAAAAATATTTAAAAAGTGTGGGACTGGGCAAAGGGTATTCGTGGTGTATGGCGTTTGTTTATTGGTGTGTTTTAGAAGCCTCAATTCAATTGACCACAAACAATCCGTTAAAGAAAACGGGAGGTGTTTTGGCACAATGGAATACGATTGATGCCAAATATAAGAAAGTAGAACCACAGCAAGGCGATATTTTCATTATGGATTTTGGCAAAGGTCAAGGGCATACAGGATTTGTATTTAAAGTGCTACCAAACGGAACAATTCAGACCATAGAAGGCAATACCAATGATGACGGAAGTCGGGAGGGTTACAAGGTTTGTAATCGAATCCGAAACGTTAAAACCATCAAAGGATTTATAAGAATTTAAAACCCATTTAAACAATGAAAAAGTTATTTAGTCTGTTGTTTTTATTTGTTGTTTTGGTTGGAACATTAGTTGGTTGTAAAACCGCTAATGTTCTCCCACCAACAATAATTGAAAAAACCAACACCATCACCAAAAAAGAAGTGGTTCACGACACCATTTTTGAAACCCAAAAAGACAGTAGCTATTATAAGGCATGGCTTGATTGTCAAGACGGCAAAGTAGTCTTTAAGACAAATATTGATAGTCAAAAGCCGAAAGTAGAAACTAAAAAAGGCAACTACTTACAACCTCCAAAGGTCAATTTAAAAGATAATATTTTAACCGTTGATTGTGAAGCCGAAGCCCAAAAAATGTATGCCAAATGGAAAGATACTTATATACTTGAAAGTCGGCAAAGCAATACATCAAAACCAGTATTAGTTGAAAGGCAACTCACTTGGTGGCAAAAATTCCAAATATGGTGCGGCAGGATTTTTTTAGTGATAACACTTTTTTCAGTCGTCAAATTTTTAATCAAATTTTATAAACCAATTTAGTTATGAAAAACCCAGTTTTTGAAGCAAACCCAAGTTTGGATTGCTATTTTGAAACGGCAGACGGAACCGCATTTTTTACAGAAAATGCGGCTAACAATCACGCCAAAACCTTAAAGGATAAAACGGTAAAAGCCGTTCACAATACCAATACGTCAGCCGATGACAATACTAATACCGACACGGAATTAGAGGCAAAAGTTAAAGAACTTGAAAACACTGAACTTGTAAAAGAAAATTACAAAGTTTTAAAGGATTTGGTTAAGTATTTCCAAATCGACACAGTCGACCAAAAAGCGGAAACGCTTATTGTAGCCTTGACGGAATACAAACTTAAATTACAAGCGTAATCTATGAATACTGTAAAATTTAATCGACAAGGTGGCGGTTTAGGCAAAAGATTGCCGGGCGAAGACCATATCACAGGTTTGGTTGTTTATGGACAAGCAATTTTAGATAAAGTCTTGCTTATCGAAGCCGAACAATTAGACGCTCTCGGTGTAACTGTGGCCTCGCATCCAGTTTTACACTATCACGTTTCGGAATACTTTCGAGTTAATCCAGGATCACAATTGTATTTGATTTCAAACCCTTTGAATGACGGACAATTTACTGCAGTAAAACAACTGCAACAATTTGCAGAAGGCAAAATAAGACAAATTGGAATACTTGATTTAGTAACGGTTTTTGCTGACTTAACGACCGTATTGGCGACTATCAATACAAGATTACTTGAATTGGCTCTCACTAATATGCCGTGTAGTGGTGTATATTCTATTCAAAGCATTACGCCTGCTAATCTTTTAGCATTACCAAATTTACACACTTTGAACTGCGAACGTTTAAGCGTTTGTATTGGTCAAGATGGTGCAGGTCGAGGCAACTATGTTTCGGGAATAGTAGGCATAAAAGTTGGAATTATTGGGGCTTGTTTGGGAGCAATCTCAAAAGCAATGGTTCACGAAAGCATTGGTTGGGTTGAAAAACAAAACCTTGTTACTGGGACTTATCCAAAAGCATTGACTGGCAATGCCGTTGTATCTCGTGAATTGGATGTAGTATCGTTTGTTGATGGTTCACTTTTGGGCGATTTCACACCCGCACAAATTCAATCTATTAACGATAAAGGTTACTTATTTCCAATTAAACACATTGGCTACACAGGGACTTATTTTAATGATAGTTTTACTTGTACGGCACTGGATAGCGATTTTGTTTACTTAGAAAATAACCGAACTATTGATAAAGCACAAAGAGGTGTTTACATCAAGTTGTTGCCTAAAATTTCGGGGCCTATTTATATAAACCCCGATACTGGAGAAATTAGTGCCGACTCTATTGCATCGCTAGAAGCCATTGCCTCTATTCCATTAGAACAAATGGAAAGAGATGGCGAAGTTTCAGGATTTAAAGTATTTATAAACCCAAGCCAAGATGTTTTGGCTACCTCAAAAATCACAGTGGTCTTAAAAATTGTTCCTGTGGGCGTATTGCGTGAGATAGTTGTAAACATTGGTTTCGCAAAACAAGTATAAATTATGCCATTAGTAGATATAACTCCGTTAATAAATGGTCGTGAATACGGCTGGGCGGATATTGTTGTAAACATATCAGCAACGCCTATTGTAGGCATTAGAGCTGTAAAGTATGAGGAGGAGCAAGAAAAAGAAAACATCTATGGGGCGGGTAGAAATCCTGTATCTCGTGGCTATGGTAGGGTAAAAACAACGGGGTCAATCACTTTGTTGTCTGCCACTGTTTTTGCAATGCAGGCAGTAGCTCCACGTGGTAAGCTTCATAATATTGCGCCCTTTCCTGTGGTGGTTTTATACCAACCAGAAACGGGTGGAATAGTAAAACACACTTTAAAAAATTGTGAGTTTAAGAAAACCACTTTTGACTGGAAAGAAGGCGATATGTCAAAAGAAATTGAATTAGAATTAGTCATTTCGCATATCGAATAAAACAAAGCTAAAAGCCCCTCCTCTCCTGGAGGGGGAATTAGTAATAAACAAAATACTTAAAACAAAAAACAAAATGGAATCAGCAGTAGGAACATCAGAAAAATTAGTATGTGGTTTAACTGAACCACAAATTGAAGCATTAAAAAAGAAACACGGCTTTTTAGTTGTTGTAGATGTTAAACAAGGCGAAAACACTTTTAACGCCATTTTCAAAGAACCCACTTTTGAGGTTTTAGAAGCCACTGGAGCCATTGGTAAAAACAGCGAAATAAAGGGTACGATAGCACTTTACGAAAACTGTGTTGTGAAAGTTGATGAGGAGATAAATCAAAGAGATTTCGCAAAACTTAAAGCATTGGAAGGTTTGGCACAACACATGAATTCCTTTTCGGTTAGCGTAAAAAACTTGTAGCCCGTCTGCAAAACGGCGGGGACGATGTGGGAACAATGCAAGGCGATGCTTTAATAATGGCAAATTTTAGGATTAATCCCAAAGAATTACAAGTTACCCAGTGGGGCGAATATTATGCTCAAGCAATGTGGATCGAAGAATGGAGATTAACCAACCAAGCGAATATGTTAAAAAATTTACTTGGAGTTGATTAATTATTTACTGCACTTATTTGCAAAAACAATAAAAGCGTAAAGAAACCAAGCTCCACAAACTAAAATACAAATCGGTGGCGAAATAATAAGCGTTACCAAAATACTTCCTGTCAAGGCGTAAAACATTGGCGTTGGAGTGTACTTAAATTTTTTCATACTGCAAATATATAAAAAAAATGGACGGAGTTAATTTTAATTTGAATTTTACGGGTAATGGTGGTGTGTTTTTCGCATCTATCAATACTGGTTTAGACAAAGTTCAAAGTAATGTAACCAAAACCACAAAAGTATTTGGAGATTGTTATAAGGCTTTGATGTCTGTTAATTTAGCCTCGCAAGGGTTTTCAGAATTGGCTCAAAGTTTAGATACACTTATTGCACCGGGTATTGCACTAAATACACAAATGGCAGATTTAAGTGCCATTACAGGATTGACTGGTCAAGGTTTAAAAGATATTGAAAAGGCGGCTCGAGATAGTGCCAAAACTTTTGGAACTGATGCTAGTCAAAACGTCAATTCTTATAAATTAATCCTTTCACAGCTGTCTCCAGAGATTGCCAAAAGTAGTGAAGCTATGAAATTGATGGGCAATAATGTAAATATATTGTCTAAAACAATGGGTGGCGATACCGTGGCTGCAACCGAGGTTCTGACCACAGCGATGAATCAATACGGCGTTTCTACTAAAGACCCAATTGCGGCGAGTAAAGTAATGGCCGATATGATGAATGTGATGGCGGCGGGTGCCAAAGAAGGTTCGGCGGAACTACCACAAATCAAACAAGCATTAGAGCAAGTGGGTATGGTGGCAAAAACCACAGGATTGAGTTTTGTGCAAACCAATGCCGCTATTCAAATGTTGGACAAGGCAGGTAAAAAAGGAGCGGAAGGCGGTGTGGCATTACGTAATGTTTTAACCACACTATCCGAAGGACGTTTTGCCAGTAAAGATGCCACGTATGGATTACAGCAAATGGGAATCAGTACGGTTAAACTTGCTGATTCTAGCATTCCATTAACCGATCGTTTGCGAATGTTAAAACCCGTTATGGGCGATACGGCATTGATGACAAAGGTATTTGGTAAAGAAAATATGGCGGCATCAATTGCATTAATTCAAAGTGCGGACGCTCAAGATGAATTGGCTAAAAAAATAACCAATACAAGTACAGCGACCGACCAAGCAAGAATTGTAATGGGTAGTTACCAAGAACGAATGAAAAGGTTCGGTGCGTTCTTTGAAGATTTGAAAATTTCAATATTTAATGCTACGCAACCCATCTTACCATTTACTCAAGGTTTGTTATCTGTGTTTACAACTGGTGGCAAATTGGCTCAAAGTTATATGTCCGTTAAAAGTGTACTCGATGCGTTCTTTCCAAATTTATTGACAAAAACAGTTCTAACGGAAGCCGACACAATTGCTACTGCAGAAAGTGCGGTTGTAACTACTGGCGGAAGTTTGATAAATAGAATTTACGCTTCGACTATTGGGAGTATTACCAGAGCGAATATGTCGGCAACGGCTTCGCAAATTGGTTTGAATTTAGCCATGTTAATGTCTCCAGTCGGATTGGTTGTTATTGGCGTTATGGCCCTGGTTGCAACGTTCGTTTATTTATGGGAACATTCCAAAAGATTTAGGGAAGTTTTGTTTGGATTTTGGGAAGCGGCAAAAGCCGTATTCAATAATATTGGTGTATTTATTAAACGAGTTTGGGACATGGTTGTTAAGCCTATTATAATGGCTTATTACACGTTTTACAAATTTGTTTTTACCAAAATTTGGGAACTAATAAAATTTGTTTTTACAGGAATAGCGGCGGTTTTTGTTTGGCTTTATGAGCAAGCGGTTTCAATTTTTACGGCTGTTAAAGATTTTGTAGTAGGCGTTTTCTTTTGGATTGTCGAAAAGGTCAATAATGCTTTATCGGTTATTGGGAGTTTTTTTAGTGGTATTTGGGAATGGTTTAGTAGCACGTTTTCGGTATTTGTGAAATTTATTGACGAATGGTTAATCCTACCAATCAAAAATGCTTTTGGTAGTGTTTGGGATTTTATAGTAGGCGTATTTGAAAAGATTATGGACAAACTAAGAGGAATATTTGCACCTATTAAAAAGTTTTTTAAATCCTTGTTTTCGTCAGAAGGAATGGCGGACGTAAATGTTGCTTACAAGACTGGAGAGAAAAAAGGAGCGGCAAGTTATGACAAAGACCACGCAAAAACTCAAAAGGTTGAAGTGGTTGGAAAAGTTGATAACAAAAAAGATAAAAACGCATTTGATGTAACCAAAGGTTTGGCAATACCAGCCACAAAACCAATTGCGGGCGTTGGCGCAAAAGAAAAAAAAGAGGGCGGTTCTGGCGGTGGTTCGGGTGGCAGAAGTTTTACTATTGGCAAATTAATCGAAAACATGACTTTGCATTTTCACGGAACGGTTAAGGAAAGTAAAGAAAGTATTAAACAATCAATTACCGAAGTTTTATTGACTGCAGTAAATGATGTAAACCTAGCTAACTAATGCAAATAAACTTCCCAAGTCCAGCACAAGCGGCTATTACATTAGCTGGTCAAGCAATAGTAGCTGGAGCGTTTTCCTACGGAAAATTTACGCCACTTCTTGTAACAAAAGAAGACATAGAACTTAAAGGTTCTGATTATATGGGCGTGCCAACACTAACAAGTTTGGCATTTCAATACAACAATATAAGAATACAATTTGAGGAGTGCATTATAACGGTTAATCAAGAAAAAAACATCGTAACCACGCCAATGCAAGGTCGTGACGGAACGGTCAAAGAATACATAAGCGATGGCGATTACACTATTTCGGTAGATGCGGCAGTTTGCAGTTACATCATTAATAAAAACGATGCAACCAATTATCAAACAAGTCAAGCCTATCCAATTTCGGAACTAGAGGATGTAATAGCAATGTTTAAAATTAAAGATGCACTCGAAGTCCAAAGCGATTTTATGATGCTATTTGGTATTAAAAACATCGTCATCAAAAGTTACGGAATGGTGCAAGAAACCCACAGCAATCGTCAGGCGTTCACTTTGCAAATGTTAAGCGATACGCCTTACGAAATAAAAATAAAACAAGATGCTTCGATTAACAAGTGAGATAATTATTGAGGGTTCGCAAACGTGGAAGTTTGACGCACTTAACAGTTGTACCATTGTCGAAGATACAGCAACGCTAACTGATACCTGCGAATTGTTATTGCCGAAACGGATAGATTGGCAAGGTGCAAAACATTTTGAACTGCCAATAAAAAGAGGCGATAAAATAACGGTTAAATTGGGTTACAACGATAATAATAAAATTCGATTTACTGGATTTATTAGAACCGTGGATGCTAAAAAGCCAATTAAAATAATGTGTGAAGACGGGATGTTTTTACTCAAAACTGTGGAAACAAAAAAGAAAGGGTACAAAAACACGACTCTAAAACAGGTTATAACAGATTTGTTACAAGGTACAGGAATTCAAATTCAAATGATTGATGACGATATTCCCCTTCGTCAATATCGAATTTTAAAAGAAACCGTTGCTCAAGAACTTAACGAAATGAAAACGACTTACGGTTTGAGGGCCTATTTTAGAATTATTGACGGCGTTTCAAAATTGTATGTAGGTATTGGTTACCCATTTGATAATAGAGGGCACGAAAGTTTTATTTATGGCAAAAATTTAATTAGCGAAGATTTTGTTTATCGAATTGCAGAAGATGTAAAAATTAAAGTCAAAGCCGTTTCAATTGATAATAAAAACAAAAGGTTTGAACTTGAGGTTGGAGATAAAGACGGGGAAGTTTACCCGGTATTTCACGACAATTTGAACCCCGCAGAATTACGATTGTTTGCGGAAGCAGAATTGAAAAGATTTAAAACAACAGGATTTAAAGGCAGTTTTGAAACTTTCGGAGAGCCATTTGTAAACAAATGCGACATTGCTCATATCGAAGCTTCAGATAATAATAAAGGAGATTTTTTGATTAAAAAAAATGAAATTACTTTTGGAATGAATGGTTACAGGCAAAAAATTGAAATTGGTCAACCTTTAAAATTGCAATAAATGATAGACGAGAATGTAGCCAGTACAATAAAAAAACTTTCAGAAACCAGCGACGAAGTTTACGCTAAAGTTTGCGAAGTTTTAGAAATTAATGAAGTTGAAAAAACAGTCGATGTAAAACCGATTGATGGTACAGCAGAAATATTTGATGTTCGTCTGCAGGCGGAAAGTGAAACTGGGGGGCTGGTATTATTTCCTAAAAAAGGGAGTAATGTTTTAGTTGTTTTTATCAATAAAAATAGTGCCGCTGTTGTTAATACAAGCGAGATAGAAAAAATAGATTTAGTAATTGAGGGCGTGGAACTGAAAATTGACAAAGAAGGGTTTTTATTGAAAAAAGAAAACGAAACATTAAAAAGATTGATGTCCGATTTATTAAAAGCTATTAAACAAATGAAGTTTACTGTGGCAACAACAGGAACTGCGGCAGCTCAAACGGGAAGTACATTAGTGATGACCAATTTGGCACAATTCATAGATGTTGAAACGAGGTTTAATCAGTTTTTAAAATAGGTTTAAACAATGACGGATATAATTTTAGACAACAACCAAGATTTAAAAATTCACAATGGCGATTTTGTTATTGGCCACAGTACAGAGCAAAATGTCGAATTGATTTTTATAAGTACGCCAGGAGAGTGGAAAGAACATATTGAAACTGGCGTATCAATTGAGAGAGCAGCAAACGGTAACCTCGATAGATTTTTAGACAGAACCATTCGTGTACAAATGGAGGCGGATGGTTACAAAATTTCAAAATTAGCAATAACGGAAACAGGAGTTTCAATAGATGGAATTTATGAATGATTATAAAGTATATGAAAATCAAACCTTGCAAGATGTATCGGCACACGTTTACGGTCGTGTTGATATGGCAATTGATTTGGCGTTGCTTAATAATATTTCAATTAGTGCCAATTTACAGGCAGGACAAATTATAAAAATGATTGACGCACCAATAAATATTTTGGTAACAAAAGCATTAGAAAGCAGAAAAATAATACCTGCAACAAACATTACAGCAATAAAAAAAGAAAAAATAATATACGGTTTCCCTTATGGCTTCCCGATAGCATTATAAGAAAATGACAAGAACTATTAACGAAATACAGCAATCTATACTCGATGCCAAACAAACGGCAACCAACTTGAGTGCGCTCGAGGTTCTAACGACCTCGGAGCAAACTTTGAATAGTGCCAATAGTACGAGCAAGGTATCTATTTGGCGTTTGTGGGTTTGGATTTTTGCTTATGCTTTGCAAGTCCACGAGCGAATTGTTGAGCGCAACGCTCAAAATTCACGTCCGCACACCATACGTTGGTATCGTGAGCAATGTTTAAACTTTTTAGACGGATTGGCTTTGACTTGGTTAAACGGACAGTTTCAATATGATTTAACCAATGTAACCGATGCCGATGTACGCAAAATTATTGACCGATGTGCGGTTCTGGAATCTAACAATGGCGAACTAGTTATAAAAATAGCCACAGATAATGCAGGAGTGATTGAACCAGTAACCCCAGCGCAACTGGTTCGATTCAAAGCCTATTGTCAACAAATTAAAGATGCTGGTAATAGAATAAGAGTAATAAATCAGTCGGCTGATTTGCTTAAAATTGGGTTAACGGTTTATGTTGATCCTTTAATTATTGATTTGCAAACTGGCAAATTGTTAAGCGCACCAGGAAACATATTTCCAGTTAAAAATGCGATAACAAATTATTTAGCATCATTGGAGTTTAACGGCTCGTTTGTCAAAACATTTTTTCAAGATGCATTGCAAAAAGCCGAAGGTGTGAACCTGCCGATTATAGACGATTTACAAAGTCAATATGCAGGATTTAACTTTGTACTAATTGCAGAATGGAGGATTCCAGAAGCGGGTTACTTTGCTGTAAACGATGTCGATTTAACCATAATTTACAAAGCGTATGATTTGGCAGGTAGTTAATTTCGATAGACTTATTGAGTTGTTAATGCCTACTTTTTTAAGACGGCCAACGATGTTTGCTTATTTAAAATCGATAGTAAAACCGCTCGATGTTTTGTACAATCAAATTATGTACAAAATGCAACACACGTGCCAAGTCATTTATTTAGAAAAAATGTTGAATGAGTATTTTTCGGTTGCGGGTTACGATAGCCAGAACCACGAAAGCACAAAGGTTATTTTTATAGACGATGCACCAAAACCGCCAACGAAGTACATTTATTTGAACCAAGAAATACCACCAAAAGATTACTTGTATTTGCGGACACAATATTTAACTGGAAATACGGATCATATCGATTTTATCATTCACATTCCGTCAAGTTTTGTGTTTGTGGAAGATAAATTGAAAGCGATTATTGATTATTACAAACTGGCAGGTAAGAAATATAAAATTGAAATATTCTAATTATGGACTTAAAAATAGGACAAAAGATTTGGTTGATGTTACAAAACAAACCAGTCGAAATAGTGGTGTCAAAAATAGTTATAACCGAAGAATTAGTAATTGAAAACGAAAACCCCTATCAAAAAATAGAGGTGTACGCATCAAATAATTCTAAATATTTACACGAGTTTACAATTAATAGTAATGAAGTGTATGCTTCAAAATTGGAGTTAATGACTGCAGTTTTTGGATTAAAAAAAGTAAAGTAAAATGAAAAAAGTAAATTTCACACAGGCGGGTGGTTTTCCTTTAGAAGAAAAAACATTAGACAATATGCAAACTGCTTATTTCGATATTTTGAAAACTATCATCGGACATTTTGGATTGGCATACGTTGGTAATTTTATTATTTATGGTTGCGAAGTTGTTGCAAATACTATTCAACCCGGAATGATGTATATCGATGGTGATTTATGTTTTTTTGCAGGTTCAAATGGCAATCTAACAACCAAAATAAAAAAGATTGAAACTATTGAAGATGCACCTTTCGAGAGTGGAAACAACCTACCGACTTATTTTGACTATTCGGCATTGGTAAATTCGGGTGGTGTCGTTTTGAGTGATTTTGTACGATTACCAAAAGTTAACGAACTGGTTAATCAATTGATAAACTGGGCTGATATTCAAAACGTACCAGCTGCTATTGTTATAGATGCGGATTACGCCACGACTTTACAAACTATTCAAAATGATTTAAAAGAACTAAAAAAGCAAAATGCTGTTTTTCAAAGCGGAGGTGGTATGTTGTTTTGGAACAAACCCGCAAATCAAATCCCTGTAGGTTGGCACGAGGTTGTCGACTGGCGTGGCAGAATGCCAGTGGGTATGGACATCACCGTTGATGGAACTGGTGCGTTTGTAAACCCTGAATTTTCGCCTTTGACTACTGGCGAAGGTAATCCGGGTAGAACTGGCGGAAGTAAAAGTAAAACCCTTGTACTTACTGAAATTCCACCGCACTCGCACGAAGTGGCAGTATTTGCCAACGGTAGTGCATCAGGAAACGCAGACGGACATCCTGATAATTATATAGACTGGAATCGCAAAATAAATTCCTTTAATGCAGGTGGTTTGCCCGATGGTACAACAAAAGCATTTTCATTATTAAACCCATTTCGCACCGTAGTATTCATTGAATATACAGGCGTTTAAAACTAAAATTATGGATACAATTTTCGACATAGAGCAAAAGCAAAACAGTCAAGAAATGTTGGACTATGCCAATGGCAAACCAACAAAGTTTTTTTTGTTTGCCGATGAGTTTAACGACACGGCACGAAAAGCACTCGAAGCGGCAGTTCACGATGTGAAGCTAGATTTTTCTTGGAGCAACAAAACCGAACATCGAATTAGTACACCTGATGGAGTTGATTCTTTGCAACTGTTAGTAATGGACTTTCGTGCCGAATGGATGCTCGAAAACACTGACCAAGTTTGGTTAGTTATCGATCGATATAAACCTAAAAAAACAGAAAGAGTCAACAGTAAATGTAAAGAATCGGGATTTAAACACGATTACCCTAGAAACAACGAGAAGCGTCAACGACCATCTGAAATATGGATTACCTCAAAACAAACGGTTTTAAATATTTTTCAACAGTATTATTTTACGCCATTCAATAACGTATTATTTGGCAAAATGTCACAGGAAGAATGCTACAAAAAGGCAAAAAATGGTTATGGCATTCGAGCGAGTGGTTACGGAAGTAAAAACAGAAAACAAAATAATAAAGCGTGGGTTTACTTGCAGTTTAGCATTAAAGTTAGAAAAGGTAATAATATTTTCTATTCCAACCCAAAGGCAACTATTCAAATGATTTGCCATAGAGATTACAATAAAAAAATTCATATATCATACAGATTACAATAAAAATATTGGGATGCACGAATATTACCTGCAAGGAAATAATAAATGATACCCGGAATTTGGAAAGAAATTACAGATTATAGGGATTCAATAGAGGCTATCCAAACCCGACCACAAATATCATTTGATGTTTGTGGTTAAATAAAGTCGTTGATAAGGTTACGACACCAAAAACCTTAAAAAAATAAATTAAAATAAAACTAGAATGAAAAGAATTTTTATGTTGATGTTGTTAATTACAGCATTTTGTAACGCCCAGAGTGTTACTGGAAAAGTGGTCAAAGTCAAGGACGGAGACACAATTGTAGTGCTTGATAGCACAAAAACAATGATTACGGTTAGATTAGCTGGTATTGATGCTCCCGAAAAAAAGCAAGATTACGGGCAAAACGCCAAACAATTTACAAGTAACCAAATTTTTGGAAAAGTCGTAACATTTCAAGAAATTATAAAAGATAGATACGGCAGAACCGTCGCCTTTGTGTTTTATGAAAATAAAAACTTATCTGAAGAACTTTTAAAAGTTGGACTAGCGTGGCATTACGTCATGTATGATAAATCAAAGTATTTGCGGGAACTGGAGACAACCGCCCGAAATAGTAAAATTGGTTTGTGGAGTTTGCCCAATCCAATTGCACCGAGTGAGTTTAGGAAACTCAAGACAAAAGCCTAAAAATTGCGTGGAGGTGCAATAAAAAAAGTCCTCCGATTTAAATAGCTCTCACACTAATTTAAAAACCTTACCCGAAAGCAACGGAGGACTCAAAGTCTTCTGTGCTTTCGGGTATTTTGGTTTATAGTGTGAGAGGTGCAAAAGTAAACTAAATTTTTATATATGGCAACAAAACCATTTTTATACAAACAACAATACGGCGTTATTGTTATTTGTGAAAGCGAAGAAGACCAAAAAAAGGTCTTTGAACAATTACAAAAAAAAGGATTAAAACTAAAAGTAGTAACTACATGAAAATTGTTATTGAAAACAGCACGAAAAACTTTGAAAGTTACCGTGCACAAAGAGTAAAATCATTATTTAATGCCGAAGATGGTTCAACTTTTAAAACCGAAGTCAACATCGATATTGACGATATGGATTGGGGCATTGGGTTAATTGTCGGTGCGAGTGGTTCTGGTAAGACCTCGATAGGAAAACAATTTTTTGGAGATGATAAAATTTATGATTTGTATGCCGGGTGGGATTGTTCCAAGCCGATTGTGGATTGCATTTTGCCCGATGGCGATTTCAATACTGCAACTGGTGCATTGGCGGCGGTTGGTTTGGGCGATGTTCCAAGTTGGTTGCGACCGTTTAACGCATTATCCAACGGCCAACAATTTAGAGCAGGATTGGCACGGTTGGTAACCGAAGCCCCAAACGAGGTTGTTGTCGATGAGTTCACGAGTGTAGTGGATAGACAAATTGCAAAAATTGGAGCGTTGGCGTTTGCCAAGAACTGGCGTAAAAACAAAGGCAAAAAAGTAGTTTTATTATCGTGCCATTATGATATTGTCGAATGGTTACAACCAGACTGGGTATATGATGTAAATACCAAAGTATTAAAAAAAAAATTGAAATCGGGAAGCGACCAGACATCCAACTTGAAATTTGGAAGGTCAACGGAACTTACTGGAAACATTTTAAAGAGCATTATTATTTAGACCTCGCTCATCCGCCTGCAGCAGAATATTTTGTGGGCGTTGTAAATGGCGAACTGGTGGCGCATGTTGCAGTTTGCCCGTTGTTTACTGCAACGGCATATCGTGCCACCCGATTAGTAGTTATGCCCGAATGGCAAGGTGCAGGAGTTGGAACGGCTTTTTTAAACGAAGTTATGCAATATCATTTAGAGGGGAACGGACGTTGCAACCGAAAGTATCACACGTTTTTTCATACTTCACATCCGCAATTGTGTGGTTATTTGCGAAATGCAAAAGAGTGGATTCAAACAGGTGCAATGTTATTTGGGGCTAACAAAACAAGAAGTAATGCCAGTATAGTAAGAACTGGAAAAGGAATGATGGGGAGTTGTGGTTATGGCGGCCATTTTAGAGCCGTTCAAAGTTTTAAGTATTTAGGAAAATGAAAAAATTAAAAGTTTTTATAAGCGGACAAAAGTATTTCGGAGAGCAAATATTGAGTTTATGTTTAAGATTAGATTATGTTGAAGTGGTGGGCGTTTGCTCACCGCTTGACGACAAATATGTTACAAAATTAGCGCATACGTTTAACATTCCGATTGTTCCTGCAGGAACTTTGAAAGCGGACACGTTCCCCGATAATGTTGATTTGGGAATAACAGCACATTCGTTTGATTATATCGGAAAGAAAACCCGTTATAAATCAAAATTGGGCTGGATTGGTTACCATCCCAGTTTATTGCCTCGACACCGTGGGCGTTCATCCATTGAGTGGGCGGTTCGTATGCGTGATGCAATTACTGGCGGGACTGTTTTTTGGTTGAATGACGGCATCGACCGTGGCGATATAGCCTACCAAGATATTATATTCATTGACCCAAAGTTATACGGAATTGAACCAAAAAAGGCGGCAAGAATACTTTGGGAACATGAACTTCAAGAAATGGGTTTGCGATTGATGGAAAAGGCTTTGAGTGATATTCACAAAGGCACAATCATTAAAAAACCGCAACAAAAAGAATTTAGCACATTTGAGCCAAACGTCGATGTAAAAGATTTATATAAACCCGATTTGTTGATGCTCGAACAATACGCTTCACCATCAACTTAATACATTGTAAAGATACATAATAGCAATAAGTTGTGCAAGTTTTTTGATAAAAAAACGCACTTTTTTTATAAATTTTTAGTTAAAATATGAGTGAATTATTAAGTTACAGGTGGGCTTTAAGCGATGCTATTTTCACAAAAGACAAAGGAAAAGTATTTTCATGTTTTGCGTGTGGTGGCGGTTCTACAATGGGCTATAAACTGGCGGGTTTTGATGTGGTTGGTATAAACGAAATCGACCAACGCATGGCAGACATCTATATTAAGAACCACAACCCAAAATATGCTTTTATAGAAGGAATACAGTCATTTAAAAACCGAAATGACCTACCAAAAGAGTTATACGAATTAGATATTTTGGACGGTTCGCCGCCATGTAGTAGTTTTTCGATGAGTGGAAACCGTGAGAAAGATTGGGGCAAAGAAAAGAAATTTAAGGAGGGACAATCGGATCAGGTTTTGGATACATTGTTTTATGATTTTATTGATTTGGCAGAAAAACTACAGCCAAAAATTGTAGTTGCCGAAAATGTAACGGGCATATTGAAAGGCAACGCCAGAGATTATGTGCGTAGAATTATGACCGCATTTGATAAAGCAGGCTATTTAATGAAAGAGTTTGAGTTGGATAGTTCACAAATGGGAGTTCCACAAAAAAGGGAACGTGTGTTTTTTATTGCCGTCCGCAAAGATTTAGCGGAACAATTGCCAAAACCACAGGGATTGTTATTTTGTGAGTTTCCTAACTTGGATATGAAATTTGGACGCTCTCCGATACCATTTGAGGAAATACGAACGGAATGTTTACGAGATAACAGCTGGACTGACCACGACCAGTATATATGGGATAGACGTGTGATTGGCGACCGCAAATATTCTGATGTATTGGTTCGAGTACAGGGTAGGAACTCAAACTTTAATAGTTCGTTTATTTACCCACATAAGCCAGTTCCAACGATAGCCAGTTCCGAAGGTTCTAAATATGTATTGTTTGATGAGCCACGCAAAATGAACTCTAAAGAAATGATTTTGGCACAGTCGTTTCCTTTGGATTATGATTTTGGGAGTGATAAGTGCGGGAAAGTTCAGTATGTTGTAGGTATGAGCGTCCCACCGCTTATGATAGCAAGTTTGGTAACGAGGATTTATGATGAGTGGCGTGTATTGTTTGATTAAAGTTTAAAACCCATTTAAAGACACTTTAAATGGGTTTTAATTTATATTTGAATAAAGAGTACATTTACAAAAAATTGTACTTTTGTTTAATCGAATTTGTACTTTTTAATTTTGCGATTATAGGACGAAAAGAAGTTCTTGGAATGTGGCT